AGTGTGGGGCTTTTGTATTTGGTTTTGTTTTTTTCTCTTCCCTTTTCGGTTTTTTTTTTTTTTTTTTTTTGTGATTGCCTTATAATTTCAAAGGTTCAACTCGAGTTTAAACGTTGTTTTTATACACTCTATGATTTCAAGAGAAGTAAAGGATTTGCACCTTCAACAAAATAATACCTTCCACTCAGGTCGCCAGGATCGCGGGTTATGTATATTAATTTTTCCTTGCATAGCAAAATTATAAAACTATATATAAAATGGAAACTTTTCTTTCAAACATTTTTACAATAGGTAACGATTACCTGCATTACTAGCTTTGATATATTTATCAAGACGATTATAAGTAGGATCTCTTTTATTCTTAACTGTCTGACCACGGGGTCTTCTGCGAGATTTAGAGTTCTTTTGTTGCGAATTACTATTATTTCTAATTGTAATAACTTCTTTTTCATTATCGTCACGAACAATAATTTGTTTACTACTATTCCTAGGAGGTTCATAAACAACAATTTGCTTGGAGTTCTGGGCAGGATTGTTGGAAATTCTGGATAAACCGTTCATTCCACCAGATCCCGTTGGGGTTGAACTCATCGATTCAAATTCCTTGTAAGCTTCATAAGCCATACCACCATATTTCATAACAGTGGGAGCATATCTCGCAACTTGAGTTGCAATGCGTGATATTCCTGATACAAAAGCACCAAGGAAATTATCATTCACTTCAACACCAGTAGGGATTACTCTGGCAATCTTTGTGTAAAGCTCTAGGGCAGCAAAGTCTTCAGGGCAGGAGGGTGAAGAAACTCTGTGGAGCGCACTAGCAAAACTAGGAAATTGTTCAATATAGTAAGTTAGATTGCAGGTTAATGTGGTTTCAGGAGATAAACCAGTAAGGTAACATCCAGACAATGACATAGGGATCATTGCGTTAGAAGAAACGCTACCACTAAATCTATAGACTGAACTCGATAATGAAATGAGCTCAGTATAAGATAAAGTAGTGTTGTTGTCTATTGTTACCGGAATAAGATCGCGGAGATCTTGAGGTTTATTATCTTCACAATTGAAAACAGGAACTACATATGCTCCTTTGGCAGCATCCCATTGAAGAGAACCAGGCAAATCGACTGCTTTTCCAGCAGTGTTTGGGGGTTCAACCAGCTCAACTCCAGGATTAGTGACGCCTGTTGTGACAGTAGCACCAGCTAATGTAGGAGTAACGGGGTAGAAACAAGGCTCATCAGATACGCGGTAGGTGATGATAGAACCCTGTTTATTAATTTCTGCGGTAGTATTATGTATTTCGAGACCAATTGCAATGACACGTGCGGACGTATCATTGTCAAACACATCAACGACATATGGAATGCAAGAAGCATTCTGAGTAGTAGTGATATCCAGAATAGTACCAGCGGCAGCAGATCTCACGATCATGCCACCACGGTTGTAGGGTGTAACACCCTGTCCGGTCAAACTATACATGCCACGATTGTTAGCTAAAGTTTGTGTTGTAGCGTAAGTCGCTCTGGATTTCCACAAAGAAAAAAAAAATATTGCAGTCCCAATTAACAATGCCAGGGGCATTGATTGAAACGGAATCATGAACTGTTTGGACAACAGAATTAGACATGATTCGATCAGGAAAACCGATAGGTTTCTGAATAATATCTTTAAAAGGATCCAATGCGGTATCCATCCATTTTCTTCCACCTTCTGTGATTCCAAGTCTGTCACATACAGATTTTATTCTAGCTTCAGCACGGGAGGCCTTATCCATTTTGTTCCACCAACCACCTATACAAAAGGTTATTGGCGTCCCAGCGTGTGTAGATAAAAAATCTTAGGATTGGTTTGAGATAGTTCAATGATCTGGAGCATTTTATCTCCAAGAACTTTTTCGGGATTTTTAACTGTAGAGAGCAAAAAAATTTAAAAAATTTTTCTCTACATTCATCGAATAGTATAGGGACCATGCAGGACAACATAGTTAAAGAAGCTACTTTTGCAAGTACTTCGAGATCTGTCTTTGTATCTACTTGGTATACTAATGAACTACACATTTTCTCAATCCTAGGCAAGGGCACGTACATTCCAAACTGGTCATCATAATGAAAAGATGAGCCAAGGAATTCATGAGAGATGGGAACACGTCTTTTTAAAACAGGAGTTAAAACAAACTGAGCAGGTTTGAGATTTAATCCAAATTCTAAATAGA